GGCCATCAGATGTTTTTACGCACCTGCAAGATCTTAGGGTTATTCAAAGTGCTGTTTATCCTAGAGAGGGTTTTGGAGTGCCTTTTGTACCACCTCCAATTTGCCGAATTAGATGCGGAGAACTTCTATCTTCGGGAGAACTTTGTGTCGTTCTTAAGAGCTATTCTGTTAAATTCCCTACCGATGCAGCTTGGGATGAGAATATTTTTACTCCGTTTAAGTTTGACGTGGATACTAGTTGGGATGTTGTCTACAAAACCGAAAGGCTACCTGGGCAGCAGAGAATATTCCAAAGCGGAGGATAAATGGCCAACAAAATAGAAATATCGAATGTGGACAACAGCACGGTTGTGACAAGCACCAGTCGCTACGCGGAAAGTGCAATTCTATACTATGGCGATGAAAACAAGATAACTTTTGAAACCTACAAAAGAGAAGAAATTCCCGTCAGTGAGGGAGATCGATTCACCGTGATTACACAACCGTATAGACCCGATTTGCTTTCTCAAGAAGCTTACGGCAGTCCCGATTTTTGGTGGAAAATCATGCAGGCCAACAACCTTTGGGATATTTGGGATTTCAAGGCCGGGGTAAATGTGAGATTGCCCGAAAACATTTTCTAGGAGATAGAGTGACTAATTGTTTAAAAGGATGTATCAAAACGTTCCAATGCGAGCCCCTCAATCTCCCTCTGCAAGATGTTGATGGGTCTAAAGACGGGCCAACAATGGCTCCGTTCGTGAGAGCAAAATTCAGCAATGGAAAAATTGAACTAACAGTAGGTAATAAATCCGCTCCCCAGCGAAAAAACGATGCTGTTATACGAAGTTTCGAATATGGACATACAGATGGAATGGAACTAAAATTTGAAGTTTTGGATGAAAGAGGCTCCATATTCAATGATTTTGTTAATGGCCTCGCTAAATGTGCAAAAAATGCAAGTTCCGCAAAAGTAAAGGTCGAGGTTACTTTTGGATGGATAATTACCGATTGTTTCACCGGAAATCACAGGGTAATTGAAACTCCTCATCCACTAGTCTCATTTCCTGTTGATCTTGATGTTAATTACGCCGAGGGGAAAATAAAATACAACATAACGTGCAAAGATCCATTGAACTCCCTGTTTGGCACGCGAGAAGACTGTATAGAGGGATCAGACGATCAAAAAATGCACCTCGAAGATGCCATCCGACAAATTTGCAATAAAGATCCCAAATGTGAAGTCGAATTTAAAAGAATAGAAAAAAATGGAGACGATCTTGGAAATCCAATATCGTGGGAAAAAGGAAAGGGCAAAGGAGGCCCATTGGATAGATGGCCCGCCATGAGTCATGATCGATTAACCACGATAAGGAGTTGGATAAATAAACATCCTTGTGAAGGGGAAGATCCAGGAGTTAGAATCTATATGGACACAGCCGACCAAAGCGGCAGAAAACTTCTTGTGGTTCAAAGCTTAGATGAGGGTCGAAAGTGTCAAGGATTTGCCCCTTCTTTAGGGACATTTATCGTCAATGGCGGAAAATGTAGTAATGTATTGGAATTTAGTCCAAAGATGAATTGGACGGGAGGATTTGGGGCATTTGGTTCCGGTGGTGGTACAGGGGGGCCAATGAGTGGGAAAAGCTCTTTTAAGGAAAAGGGAGGGAAGAGCAAAGTAGAAGAAAAACACGATAATAAAGATAGCTGTATGAGTGGGGGGCCTCAAGAAGCAATCGTCACCGACCAAACAAATCAAAGTGTATATGGTGAAAACGCCGTCGAAAAAACAAATAAGGCCGAAAGACAACACGCAGAAGCCAATCGCATAAATGAACAATATTTTCCTATAGAAGCAGAATTGCGAATTATTGGAGATCCCCGCAAAGATTATATAGATCCCACCAATAAAGGTGCTTTGACGTGTTCGATTGTTGCCATAAATCCATTCCATATACGTGGATCGGTTGGAAAATTCCAACCCAATGAAACATGTGGAGACTGGTTGGCAAGACCTGGGTGTAATGATGTGCTAACAAGTAGAAAATGGATGGTTAGAGGGGTTAATCACTCTATTAAAGAAGGATCGTATGTAACTACGCTCAAGTTATTTCTAGAGACCCCAGGAATAACAGAAGAGGAAAAGAAACTAGATCCAGCAGCTAGACAAGAATTGAAAAACTTATGTGACGGGCAATAAACAAATGGTAAATCCAATCACTGCCGATATGTCTATGCGGGACGTTATTGACACTCTCCTTGAAAGAATCGAGGTGATGGAGGGTCGATTTTCTGAATTGGGCTTTACTACCAAAACTTTAGTTCAGTCAGAAATCAAAACTCGCTGGAAGGTTCCTGCTCAAGCCACCACTTTGTTCGGAGTCCATACCGCGATTTGTGTCGATACAATAGATCCTTGGAAGCAAAACCGAGTTCGCTTTTTCAGTCCCTTGCTCAATAGCCCAAGTGCTACCACGAAGCAACTTGACTTTGCTTATCCGATATCATCTATGGGTGGAATCGATGATTGCGGACTCACTTGGGTGCCACCCGCTGGTTCGAAACTTGTACTCATATTCGAACACGGCGAAAGACGTATGCCATACTATATTGGTACAACTTGGGATAGAAATATCGGACCAACAGGCAATCACAATTGGGTTCCGAAAGGTTCCAATATTGCGATGGAAGAGTACAATGAATTATTCGAGGGGAAACGAGGTGGATATTTTATTGGGAGGAAAGACGGCTCAGAAAATCTGCCTCCCTGGAATACAAGCAACTATAATGGTAAGGATATCGATTCAATAACTGAATTTGATGAAGATCCCGAAGCACAACAAAAGATCACCTATCCTCACATGTATGGATGCAAAACTCCTCAGAAACACATGTGGGTGTTTGTAGATGGAAATTACAAATGTAACCATAGATGGTCTAGGGCAGAACTTATGACGGGCGGGGGAAATTGTCTGCTCTTCAAAGACGATCATCTACATCCTTCCGGGCAATGGTTAAATCCAAAATGCGGATGTGGAGGAGGAGATGTTAGTCTATGTAATGACCAAAATGGTAAACCAATAGGCAATGCTTTCTTTCAAGATGAAACGCCTAAGTGTGCTAATCCCTACCATAAACATCAGAGTGAATGTAGGCCATACAAGGGACCCGGAACTCCTCAAAACAACAAAATAGATCTCGATCAAACGGGATGGGGCCTAATTTCTCAAAGCGGCCATTATTTCTACGGAGACGACAAGGTTGAAGAACCAATAGAAGATCCTGCGGATTGGAGAAGCCGAGGGGAAAAATTCAGTTTCGGCAAACATAATAAGTTTCTTGGAGGAACAGGGTGGTATTCTGCTACCGGGCATTTTATAAAACAGAGTGATACCGAGAGTGATGATGCGGAGATTAGAGATGATGAAAATGGAATTTTCATTCGAACCGCATGTGGTAACTTTGCAGAATTTAACGATCATACCGCAGGGAGAAATCAAGCAGGAAAAAAACGCGGAGTCCATATCGGTAGTACCTGTGGGCACACCCTAGATCTGTCTGATGTAGATAATCAGCAATCCAAGGAACGAAAAGAAGGAGGTGAACCGAGCCCTACAGCTAAAAATGCCTTTATTAGAGCAAGAACTGGTTATGGATTAGAAGTAATGATGGGAGATTGGTACGACCAAAAAGATTGCAATCGACAATTTATCCAACTCCTTGCTCCACAAAAAGGGGTTTGTGCGGGTCCGCATATCATCCGAATCCAGGAAGACCCAGATGGTGGTCAAATTGGAATTCGGGCAGCGGGAGACTTTTTCTGCCACACTGAAAGGGATCACTACACTGTCGTAGGAGGTGGAGATAAATCAGCCGTAGGTGCAGGAGTACTTAGATCCCCAACGCAAGTTCCAACGGAATTAACAAAATTCTGTGAGGGTGGCTGCTATGGACCTAGAAATAAAATCACCGTTGTTAGTCGTCACACTCTACATTATTCGTGTGAAGCATATGTAAATGCGGCTGACTTACACCTGTTCGTTGCAGAAAGCCGCATTTTATTGTTGGCCGGTAAGGATGCGAAAAGTCCAAGGACAGGAGAATGCGGGCCTACGATGTGGCCGGTTTGCGTTTTGCAGGGTAGTCGAGTAGTGGCAAGTGATAGAGTATTCGCCTCTGCGTCGGGGAAAACCGGAGATGATCCAAGCAAACCTCCGCAGGTTGTTGGTATTTTTAATCTACAACCATTTCAGAGTAATGACACCGTTGATTTTGGTTGTTAAGGAGACATATGGAATTTTTGGGGGCACCTTATCCTATAGTAAAGCACGCCAATGGACTTCTCCATACTCAGAGAGGAACTAATCAGGTCAAATCTGATTTATTAGCTTTGCTTTTGACGAACCCTGGGGAGAGGGTAATGCTCCCAGATTTTGGAACTCCGTTGAATAGATTGTTTTTCGATCCAAATGATTTGGAAATCGCGGAGACAGCAAGAGATATGATAGTCACTGCAATCGAGGCATGGGAGCCACGAATCGTAGTTTCGGAAATACAAGTCAATGTGAACAAAGAAGATAGCATCAGCCCCCTAGATCCAAAAGACGATATCGAACACATTCTTTTGATAAGAATCAATTTTAGTGACTTTGATAATATTCAAGAGGTACAAGAACTAAGACTAGAAGTGCCTCTTGGAGGAACATAATATGCCTGAAAATTGTCCACCAGAAGTACAGCCTCTCGCACAATCAGAGATACTGCAAAATCCCAACGTATTCAATTTAAACTACACGAATCAAGATTTTTGGTCTATGAAGACACGGCTTGTGGAGTTTATCAATGAACGTTTCGGAGAAAATGGAACAGTCATACCGAACGCTTTTAATGATCTAGTTGAATCATCAATTGCCATTATGTTGATTGAAAACTGGGCCTTTCTGGCTGATACGTTGTCTTTCAAAATGGATCAAATAGTCAATGAATTATTCATAGACACCGTTACTGAACTTGAAAATGCGTTTCGTCTATCCAAACTTGTTGGATTCGAGCCAACTCCTCCTATTCCCTCTAGATCTCTCTGGACGGCTACCATATTCAACACCCTATTAAATGATGTGGCTCTTGCTGCTCCTGTTTTGGTAGACCTGACAGTAGACGAAGGTCCCATAACGATAGAGTTATTTCCGGCAGACCCAAATAACAATCCGATTTTTGACGAAGACATCATTATTCCTGCGGGTAGTTTAGTGAACCAGAGCATAGTTGGATTAGAAGGTCGAACAATTATTGATGCCTTCACGGGAAATGGCGAAACCTTGCAGAATTACGAACTTACAAATCCCTCCGTTATATTTGATTCAATTATAGTAAAAGTTGATGGTGTAACTTGGGATAGGGTCGATTTCTTTACAGATTCTCAACCTCGTAGAGAATATAGGGTAGAATATAACTCAACCTATACGGCATTCATTATGTTTGGCAACAATCGTGCCGGATTGAGCCCATCTGTGGGATCGATAATAGAGGTAACCTATAGAATTGGCGGAGGCACCAGAGGAAATATCGTAACAGGGTACGTAGAAACACAGCGACAAGCGGTAGTACAAGGCCTAGATTTTTCGGTTCCTGTTGGCCTTAGAAACTACACAAGGGGAGAATTTGGCTACGATGGGGACACGTTGGAAGACATTCGACGCAAATTGCCTGAATGGTTAAGAACCCAGGACAGGGCCGTGACAGGATTAGACTATAAGACATTGGCTGACCAATTTGCCACCCCATATCACGGGCAAGTCGGGAAAAGTACTGCTGTTTTGAGACAAAGTGGATGTGCCGCTAACATTGTTGATCTTTACATCCTGGCGAGGGATGGATTTACCTTAATTCCTGCTGGAGATGAACTTAAGGCTGATCTTTTGGACGAATTGGACGAGAAAAAGATGCTAACAGACCATGTTTGCATCAAAGATGGCACAAAAATCCTTGTAGACATTTCGCTAGAGGCCGTAACAGATCGTTTCAATCGGAAATTCGAGCAGGAAATCCGCACGAATATTGAAAGAAGGGTAGATTCCTTCTTCGATCTAAATAACTGGGAATTTGGGCAAACTCTTCAAGCTAAAGATCTAACTAAAGCTCTGGCTGATATCGGGCAGGTCCAAAGCTACGAGATTACTTTCGTCACGAATGACGAGAACAATTCAGGCACAATTATCACAGCCGAATTTTTCGAGATAATCCGACCAGACGAGCTAACAATTTCATTCGTATTCACATGATAAAAACAATATATGAATCACCCACGATAACCGATACGATTCTGTTCGAGTTACTGACAACAGATTCAGATGGATGTCCATTGACTCCATACAAAGTCGATAGGGTAACAATTTACTTCGCAGAACGTGAGTTTACAAGTCAAAACTACACGTCGTATGACAATACGCTCATAGAGCCCCGATTACTCGAAGAATACGAGGAGGCAAAGAGAGCCGCCTGTGATGATCCAACGGAAGCGAATCTCAAGGCTTTGGCTGATGTCGAAGAGCAGATAGAACTGACAAAGAAGGTTTCTACTTTTTATTACAAACACGCAGTTCCAGTTCAAACCTTTGGATTCCAAGACTCGACGGGAGAAACAGAAGACTTTCCTGCATGGCTCAATCCAGACAGCGTACCACCAGATGAAAGAGAAAAGGTAAAAGAAGACAACATTCTCACACAGGAACTCGACGATGATGGAGATCCCATAGACGGGAAATTCAACCTAATCTGGGAGCCTTTGGGAATGCAAGAGGGCGACTATTTCATCTGTTGGACCTGGACTCCTTACGTAGCTAGCGATACGATAACAGCCCATTTGCCGTTCTTTTTGCTGGGTGATTCGAGACTCACAACGTCAATTCCCACGCACTTCACAGATCCAGAGAAGTACGAAACTTTGATGGAAAGATATCTGCCGGAAACTTTTAAGAGAAGACTCGCCTCATCCGATCTTAGCCCCGAGGTTCTTCAAGAACTTAATAATTCTGTGGCGGCGGGTTTCACTTTCCTGGAAGATTTGGCAAACCAGATTGTCGATATGGTCGATGCCAACGTCACAAGGGAAAACTTTCTCCCCGCTATGGGCAATCTGTTTGATTTGCAGCTTAAAACCGCCGACCCGACACTTTGGCGGCGACAGATCAAGCAGGCAATACCCACCTACAAGAAAAAGGGCACCTATCAAGGTTTGAGTGATGCCTTGGGAGCAGCGGGTATGTCGCTCCAGAAATTCACGCGACTTTGGCAGGTTATTTCCCCTTACACATGGCAGGATTATTTCGATGTGGCGGAAGACCAAATAGAATTTACCCTATGCAAGAATGCCCTTCCACTAGATCTCGACAACTTTGAACTGTATTGGCGAGGCGTCGATGATGAAAATTGGACAGAATTAACATCGGACTATATCGATTTTGATGATACCAACGATTCATTCACCTGGATTGGGGATCAAC